AAAGTAAAGGTCATTCATTAGGCAGTCTCTTGCTTTCAATGACCTCATTCTTAAATCATTTGCGGTATCAACACTTTTTCCTATCAATGTGTCTTCATAAAATGCAAACCTTCTTGATAGAAGCTCAATGCTGAACTCCTTAGACATCAAGGGGAATCCACTATTAGTAATATCCCTTATGTCTTCTTTTTGATTACATGCCAATAAATATGGCTTATTCTTTTCTATGTATGATATTTCTTTATCAGTAAACGCTCTCCTACTCTCGTTAAGAAGTTTCATCTCATTCTGTGTTAGTTCTTCAGCTAACGATTCTTTTACTTTTTCTTTATTAACTATCTTGAGCTTTGGTGTTTTCAAGGTACTCTCCCTTTGCCTCTAGGATTAATCCATCTTTGGCGCAGAAGTTTTGCATCCAGTCCAAAAAGAATGTCATCTCCCCTACTGTCCAGTTAGCAGAACTTGTAACCTCTGCCTTCTCGCCTCCCTCTGGGTTCTTAATAAACCTTAGAAGAAACTTCTCCTTGGTGTCGCTGTAACACTTAGTTTTAAGCCACCGATTCATGCCCTCGTACATGGCCTCATCAACGTCTTCTGTCTTCCAGTTATGCTTTGCAGCCTCTCTTGTCCAAATCGCTTTAAGGGCTTTCTGAGACAGGGAGGAGAGGGTGAAGTCCTCCACCTTCATCCCCCCATCAGAGTAGGCTATGTTAGCAAAACCAGTCTTCTTGATTAGCTTGTCAATGTCCTTAAAGATTTTCTTCAAATCTGAAACATCATTAGCTACCGCAGATACTGGCATACATCCTCCGGTTTAAAGCCCATCGCATCACAAACAGTAAAGAACGTGGAACACTTCATATCTTTCCTATTCAACATAGCATTGTAGTTAGATGAAGCCATCCCAATGTCTTTAGCAATTTTGTATTGTGAGACTCCAGAAGATTCATGGAGCCTCCTTAACACATTCCCAAAATGGTCTACCACGGAACATCCTCAAAGATTGCAGTGGGTTCAGGGGCTTTAGCCTTAGCCTGCTTCTTCTCAAAAGAGAAACTAAGCACTGGCCTTTTAGGATTGCCTGAAGTGTCGTTCTTCCAGGCACTCACTAGATAGTCAGTCCCATCTATGTTGCACTCGCCTTTCAGTGTTGGTGCTTTAGGGTTATCAGTTTCGTTCTTCCAAACCGCACCTCTGTTAGTGTTATCGTATTCCATTATTCCTCCGAATATTTATTAACTAGTCTTTCAATTTCATCCACTACCTTTCTTAGAGTTTCATCAAGACAAGATATAAAATGCTCATCTCTATCCACTCTGACTATCAGGGGCTTCATGTCTGGATGGTATGCCATGAAGTCCCACCACTTCCTACCAGTGATATACATGCAACCTTGTACCTGCTGAAAGTATTTACTGGGCAACCTGCCACCCCTTAAATAAGATACCATAGTACCTCCCAAGGGTGACTTGATTTCTAAACCTCCATCGTCACCAATCAAACCATCTGGACTTGCGCCAGCTTGATAATCATCGTGAAGACAAAAGCCTACTTCCTGAACTTGGTTCCCAGTCTCTAGTATGTATCTATCTCTAGCGTAGGGTTCCAGCTCAGTGCCACGTTGCATGGCGTCAGTTACCTTTACATAGGTGGATTCACCCGTAATGGCCTCTGCTACTAGCGCATCAACATAAGCCTTCGCTTGGGTTGACGCTGTTCCTTTTATTGTAAGAACCTTGGAGAAGTTAGATGCAGACGGTACTCCCAGTCTAGCCTTTAACCAATCCTGACTACCTTGTTCGCAGTCTATTAGCCTCATCGTCCCATTGCCTTCTCACCATCGTCATCATCATAGGCTCTCAATCCACAGATGGATTGAAGACCATACCTTCTGGCGTAGGTAATCGCAGCAGCACCTTCCTGGGGCTTAGGGCTGGCTATGGGTAAAGTGTAGGACTCTTGTATCCACTCACCTGAATCATGCATTAGGATGGTTGTAACACCCACTCCCCTCTCCGTAGACACAGGGTGCTGTGAAAAGGACAGGAAGTTCTTGCTGAGGATTGGCGTAACACAATCAATAATTGACTCAATGTTCGCGTACTTTGACTTAAAGTATGGGTTAGCTTGGTCTTTCTTAACAGCTTCCATCTCGCTCTGAGCCTTTCTAAATGCTGGTGCAAAGTGTTTTAGTGATTCGCTAGTCTTCATTAGTGTATCTCCACATGAGCTTCTTCAGCCTCAGCAATTTCATCCCATGTCGCCCCAACTGCGTCCAAGAAATTCTCTTTACACACGCCCATAAATTGAGCTTGTGAAGCTGCCATAGTCACCATCCGCTCGCATACATCAAGGGTGTTTGTTTCTTGCGGCAGCTTTTCTATAGCACTCAACAGAATGCCTTCAATATCTATCAATGGTTTACTCATATCTCCTCCTAAATGGGTCTGGTAATACTCTCTCTGGCCCCTCATGTATTTTGGGAACCTTGAATCTATTTCTAACGGGGTTGTCCACCATTGGCCTACCCCTTGGGGTCTTTAACTTCACCCCGTTGTTAAACAATATAGTCCTCACACTGTTAGGGCTTAACCCTAACTCAGCAGCTATATCAGTACCCTTCATGCCTTTCTTTGCCATAGATATAATCTTTGGGTGTAGGTCTTTATGTCCCCTCTTAGCCATGACTCATCTCCGACATTCTCTGTTCTTCGGCGTATTCTTTAGCGTAGTCATCCTGCCACTTTTCTAAAAGACCCTCGCTGCCAAGGTCATCAAGCACATAGGCTAAGTATGATTTCATGCCTTTCTTAATCATGCCGAAGTATTTAATGCCAGCCATCCAATCGCCATGCATAGCTCTGGTGAGTAGTATCTGAGCCTCAGTTACATCGTTAATGTGGTGACTAAGAACCTCGTCCAGGAAGTTCTCATCTTCTTCTGAGAGTATGCGAAGCTCTTCCTCCACATCCTTATGTTTAATATTTGCGTAGCCGCATGAATCAATAATGTAATCACTGATGTTTGTTTGAATGTAATATTCTAATCTGCTCATGGTGCTTCCTCCCCTATCTCTTTACCTGTATCTGCTTTATAGATATATGCCAGCATTTTCATCAACCAATTTAGTTGCCTCTCTGCGCCTGACTCATCCAACATCTCAAGACTAACAAGCTCGTCAACGAGCAACTCTTTAGCTTCTTTTATCTCTTGATACATAAATTTGGTAGCCACCATTGAGCTACCCCACCCTTGCGTTTCCACCTTCATAATTACTCCCCCGTCGTTCTGTGGAATGTGAATTATTATCGGTAATACTATTCTTGTCAACAACTAAAACTCAATTTGTTGAATTATTTTCTCTTCAGTGTTTTCTTCTTTATTATCAAAGACTTGGTCTATCTTATAGTCCATTGCCTTGCCTTCCCTAGACACAAATTGCAGACTTTGGTGGTGATAAAGACCCACTTTACCCTCCCATCTACCATGCCTTTGCTTCGCTATGATGAGTAGCTGGTCGAATGTTTTGTCAAAATACTCCTGTTCCTTCTCGTCTAATTCGCCAAGTTCTTTTAAGGATTCCCGTTTCTTGTTAGCCCAGCAGATGACTAGGTTATCCACTAAGTCCACCAGGGCACTTGAGCCTTTAACATCAAACTTGCTGGGGATGTATTCCTCCCCCGCGCTCTGTGGTTTTCTAACGTGGGAGACTAAATGTACATGGGTATTTAGATGTTTAGCCGACCAAGCCAGTCGGTTGATAATGTCTGCCTCACCTTCGCGGTTCTCCACACCGATGCCACACTTGGCCAGGGAATCAATCATGATATGGTCACAGTTCAAAACCTTCCCGCAGTAATTCACAAAGCCCAGTATCTTTTCAGTCTTCACTGAGTCTAGCTGGTCGTAGATAACAAGATATTCATCAGCTAAGTCCATGAAAGTATTAATAAACTCCTGACTTGGCTGGCCTGCTGTAAGCCCTGCTGCCTGCTGGCACATCCTCCACAGGGTTTCCTCTGGCTTCATCTCAAGAGAGGCAATCGCAATCTTCTTACCCTGACACATTAAAGACAGGGCGACTTGGCCGGTAAGAATCATTGATTTTCGATGACCAGACATGCCACACCACAACGAAATCTCGGTGGGCCTTAGCTTAAAGCCGGTTACCTTGGCCCAGGGCAAAAGGTCACCTGACAGCTCAAGGTTCTTTGACCTTTCATGTATCTGCTCCCGCCAGAATCCTGCATGGTGTATCTCTTGGGCCTCGGCTTCGCCTATGATGGATATGTAGTCTCTGAAGTCTACGTTATGGGGAATATTCATATTATTATCTCCCTTGGCTTGAATTCTTTATCTTCTTTGCGGTTCCTTTTCCAAGTCCTCACCGCAGCCTTCCAATCCTTCATTGGCCCCGTATTTAGCTGCCAGCCCCTTGCCTCGTAATAATCACAGAAATGATTACCATCAAGAGAGAAGCCTATTTTCTGTGCATAGTCCTCAACTTCACTAGGTTTTGGCCTAATAAACTTAGTTATTTGTTTATGGTTATTAGTTCTTGGTTTATGGTTAGCTTTCAATCCGGTTTCTGCTGGGTTAGCTAAATTAACCGGCTGGGTTTTAGAGTCCCTATTTTTGGGCCTTCCTCCCTTCTTTCCATTGGCTCTCGCCGTGTCTGCTTTCTTGTGATACTCAGCAATCTCTATATCGGCCCTATGATTATGGTAACCATCTGCGTCAAGAGTAAAAAAGTCTGCCAGGATTTCTTTAACGGTATCCTCATGGCCTCTTAATCTCATGCGCTTAACAACTGGTGTTAGGTCTTTGGGAAGGGGCTTTTCGGTATCGTAGTAATAATTCAACAGGCGAAAGTAAACGCACTCTTCCTCAATTGTGAGGTGAGAGGTGTGTAAAGCCCACGTAGGTATATTTAGGGAATAGTAATGCATAATCTCTCCTAGTAAGTCTCTCCAATTAGAATGCGCCAGCAGGGAGAGATGGCTGTTTTCACTACGGGAGCTACCCGCAGCTAGGCGCAATCACATAATATCAAGTGTTGTGTTTGATAACTAGTAACCAAACACTATTGTTTTATAGCCAGAAAATTGCAATTGCAATTTTTAAGCACTTTAACTTAATAAAATCAAGGACATAAATTTATTTTTTATGTCCGAACTTCATTACAAAGTAGCTATAGCTATAACTCTAGCTATAACTCTAACTATCCTATAGCCCTAAGCTTTGCCTGGATTAGGGCTTGCTTATCTGATTCATTCAGCCGCTCACCCTTGTCGCGTCTAGCTTGTGCGATTGCAACTATCATGTCGTCAATGGCTTTTTGGTCTTGATTAGACCTATACAATGGGCGGTATCTGTCTTGGTCGTCTGGGTATAATGCCGACCAGTCTAGCCCTATGCTTTCCAGCACATCCAGTGCACCACATCCCCCATGACAGTGAATCAAAACGCGGTTCCCGCCTTCTATTTCGGTTACTGATAGACTTGGCGTACCATCATCATGGGCAGGACAGCGCGCAATCCACTTGCTACTGCCTGTCTTCCGCACCATCTCTAGGCGTTCAAGAATTGTCTCTGCTTTACTCATTCAATATCCCCCAATATGTACCCCTTGGCAGTGTTTCAATCACTAATGTTTTAGTATTACCCTTTGGAGTGGTGATTATATGCCTATTAGAGCCCTCTAAGCGTACACAGGAGCGATTTTCTCCATGTACCCCTACCCTATGTATATCAAAAGCTTTTATTCCTGAAAATGCCTCTCCGCAAGTCGGACATCTACAGATTCTTCCGCCCGGCTTTAGCTTGTAATTAGTTTTCGGCATTATTACCCCCATTGTTCGGCCATAGCATTTGCCAGACCCTGATAAGTTATACTTCGTTTCTTCCATCTATCCACACAAGGCGGCATCAAGTGAACCTCAGCTACCGCATCATCTGCTGTCATGTCACTGGTAGGTTTCAGGGGTTCTAATCCCCTAGTCCAGAAACAGGTTCTTTTCTTTGCTGCATCACCAAACTGCCAAGGCTGGACACTGAAGTCAGGCCCGCGCCCGATAATATCCCGCGCATATTTGTGCATTACTGGATTCTCAACGGCAACACGCTCAGAATTGGCATCCAGGCATTCCAGGAAGAATTGTGCGGCATCCCGCATATCCCCCCATAAATCCCGTTCATGCAACCATCTGACCCCTGAGTTGCATAATCTGGTGCATGGTGGGTGCGCTATGACCAAATCCCATGACTCCCCGAGCGCCTCCCGCACATCCCCTTGAATATGCGGCCCTTCCCTTTCAGTTGGTAGAATGTCACAACTCACAGCGTCATGACCCTTCCTGATGAATGCATCCCTAACAATGCCTGAGAACTCACAAGCAACTAAAACTTTCACGCCGTCACCCTTATGCTGGTATCGGTTAGCAGAATACAAAGCTTCATTGAGCCGTGGACGATTGCGTCTATTTGTTCATCAGATAAGGGGATGAACTCTGCGAAATCATCGCCACCAAGCCAATCACCTTCTCCGAACCCCTCAGCGTAGCAGGGTCGGCGTTTGACCCCGTTAGCTGGCATGACATACACGCCCTCATCTTTTACCAACCAAACCCCCTTGCGCCCTGCTGAGCCTTGCCCATAGGGTAGCTTGTGCCTACCCTTCAATGCCGTTCTGGTTACTGCTCGCAGTTTATGGTCATTCTTAAATGTAAATTTCATGTTTACCCCCATTTTTAAAAATATTCGCACCTGCGATTCTGATTTTGGCAGGTGCGATTTTTCTTTGCTTCATAGATTAAAT